CCCGTATCTGGGTGAATTGATGGCGGCAGGACATCTTGCACGGCCCCAGCGCGAAGCTCAAAGACCACTTCTGTCTTGCGCGGATCGCCCTCGACAGGCCACGATATTTTGTGGGTGATTAAATCGGGCGGTGCCTTGAAGATCAGCTTGCCGCGATTTTCGCGCCCAATGATTTGGGGGGCCGACTGCATTAGCTCTGAGAAATCGATCCCAAGTTCTTCAAAAATCAGCTTGGTGTGTTCCACATGATCGATGTCCACGGCGCACGTTCCAGACGCCCCGTGCAGCAGCCCCACATTATGGGTGGGGTTTTGCTCGTAATACAGACGCGCCTTTTCTGGGTCAGACAGCGCCTGCTCTGGCTTCTGCCAGCCAAAGCGGGTTGGGCCTTTTGTGCCAGCGGGTATCGTAACCAGATACCAGCCCAGCTTGGAGCAATACTCTTCCACGTTAGTCATTTTTTTTGACCCTCTATTTATATACGGTGAGATATTCTGACAATTTCCTCCATGTGTTCAGACTGATTCGTTCGTTGCCCTGCTGCACGGCCTTTACGGTGGGGTGCGACAGCCCAGATTTCTCTGCCACAACCGTCAAACGTCGATCTTGCAGGGCGTCTCTTATTGTATCAAGGGGTATCATATCGTCCATTGTAGTCTCCAATTTACATATTTTCAAAAAAGAGCTTTACACCATAAAATAAATTTCGTAAAGATCGGCGTGTAGAAAATGTGAATGAATGAATGAAAACGAAAACGGAGAACGAAATGGACAATATCATTGTAGATAGTCTTGCCGCCGATTGGTTGGCAGTTAAGGCAGAAGAAAAAGCGCTGACCGCAATGCGCCACGCGATTGAAGAGCAAATCGCAGCGGCTCTAGAAGCCAAAGATGAAGGCTCTATATCCCACAAAACTGAAGGCCATAAGATTACGCTGACACAGCCTGTGTCTCGTAAAGTTGATGCTATTGTGTGGGACAAAGTATCGAAAAAAATACCCCAACATTTGCAGCCAGTAAAACACACAATCAGCGCGGATGCTGCTGGCTGTCGATATCTTTTGGCTAATGAGCCAAAGCTGTGGGCAAAAATCGCGCCTGCCTTTGAAACAAAAGCTGGCAAAATCGGCGTCAAGGTTGAGGCTCTTTGATGCGCCTGACTGATGTCGAGCTTGAGATGCTGATTGCTGCTCTGGACGCTATCGTTGTGATGGATGGCGAAGACTGGCGATCAACAAAACTCAGATTAGAACGTAAATTGAACAGGTGGCGCGACCACCCAGACTTGGAGTTTGCAGAATGAGAAGCATGGATGAAATTTTGGACGAGGTGTTTAGCCTTGTTTTTGGGAGGGACTGGTAATGTTTAAGATCGAAAAGGGGGTGCCAATGACGGCACCCTCGCGGGATAGATCGGGCAAGTGGAAAGATTTGCTGGGTCAAATGGAAGTTGGCGACAGCGTTCAGCTTGATAGCCAGACGCAAGCCACATCCATTCGCAATACAGCCAAGCGCATGGGGCTGTTGGTGCATTGCCAACAGCAGGAAGATAGCAGCTTCAGAGCATGGAGGATTGAGTAATGGCGATTGATCTTAAAACATTGAGCAAGCCATCGGGCCAACGCCCGATTATAGCGACCATTTTTGGTGAGGGCGGCATGGGTAAAACTACACTGGCTAGTATGTGGCCTAGCCCAGTGATAATTCGCACAGAGGACGGCACAGCCAGCCTGACAGGCAATGACAACGTCAGCCTGTTTCCACTGTCCACATCCAGCCAAGACGTGCTGGACGCCATTGAGGCGCTTGCCACGCAAGACCACAAGCACAAGACGCTGGTGATTGATTCGATCAGTCAATTAGCGACTATGATTGAGGCCGAGATTGTCGCGGCTGACCCCAAGGCCAAGTCGATTAATGCGGCGGCTGGAGGTTTTGGTGCTGGTCAATCTGCGGCGGCTGAAAGGCACAGGCAGATCAGAGACTGGGCTGGATCACTGGCATACGAAAAGGGCATGAATGTCATCTTCATTGCCCATGCCGACACAGAACACTTGGAGCTACCAGATAGCGATAGTTACTCAAGATACACGCTGCGGTTGCATCGTAAATCTTTGGCAAACTATACAGACAATGTCGATCTTGTGGCGATGATCAGGCTAAAGACTTTCGTCAGAAATGGCGAGGGCGACAAGAAACGTGCAATTAGTACGGGTGAGCGCGAAATCATCTGCCATCCGCAGGCGGCATCTATCACCAAAAATCGTTTCAACATCAGTGAGCCGCTGCCGTTCACTTTTGACCGCAACCCTTTTGCAGACTTTTTAACAGAGTAGGAGAAACTAAAATGGACTTTAGCAATATTAACTTCGACGCAGTGGAAGTGGCACCATCGTTTGAGCCGCTGCCAGCAGGCAATTACAAGTGCGTGATTACCGATCACGAACAGAAGCCTACGAAGGCGCAGACTGGATCATATCTTCAGTTGAAGATTGAAGTGATTGAGGGCCACTACACTGGCCGTGTGGTGTTCGACAGATTGAACCTTGAGAACCCTAACGCCACCGCCGTTGAGATCGCAACTCGCACTCTCAAGTCTATTGGCGCGGCGTTGCAGGTTCCTCTGCATAATTCGGAGGAATTGCTGGACAAGCCACTGATGGTCAAGCTGGCGGTACGGCCAGCGTCTAATGGCTATGAAGCCAGTAATGACGTTAAGGGGTATGCAAGTGCTGGTGCGGCTCCAGCGGCTGCACCACAGGCGGCGGCTGCTCCACCTTGGAAAAGATAATCTATTTTGCAATGGGGTGGCTTTTGCTGCCCCATTTTACAAATAGAGAGGAGCCAAGATGAACCTTGAAAAATATATGCAGCCCACCACAGTGCAGAAAATTTACGAACACTACGAGACCAGCCGCGAGAACGGCCACAGGCCGCATCTGGGGGGGAGCCAGATAGGCAACCCGTGCAGTCGGGCATTGTGGTATCAGTTTCGACACGCAAGCTCACAGAGCTTTGAGGGGCGTATGCTGCGCCTGTTTGAAACGGGTGACCGCGAGGAAGAGCGGATTGTGGCAAACTTGAGGGCGATTGGGGTCGAGGTGTGGGAGGTCGATCCAGAAACGGGCCGACAGATTAATTACACGGCCTGTGGTGGTCATTTTGGACTTAGCTTAGATGGAATTGGCGTTGGCTTCCCAGAAAGCAAAGAGACACATACGCTGGAATTTAAAACGATGAACGACAAGAGCTTTGCTCAGACCAAGATGAAGGGCGTCAGGATCAGCAAGCCGATCTACTGGGCGCAGTGCCAAGTTGGAATGCACTTGGCTGACATTGATCGTTGCTATTTCTTTGCGGTGAATAAAAATAACGATGAGATTTACGCAGAGCGGATCAAGCGGGATCGGGCAGAGGGTGAAATGCTAATCAGCAAGGCCAGCAATATTATCTTTGATGAAAAGCCACCGTCTAAGATCAGCCACGACCCGTCAAAGTTTGCTTGTAGGTTTTGCAATTATATTCCGATTTGCCACGGTGGTGAATTGCCAGAGGTTAATGATCGGACGGACGCCCACAGCACCCCAGAGAGGGACGGCACTTGGAGCCGCAAGGAGGGCGCGGGGGGCCACCTGTTTAATCCGTTTATGGTTCCTGACGATTGGGAAATCATAGACGCTGGAGATGATTTCGTGGAGTATCAAACACCGAAAGGCGTCATTCGCAATCAAGACAACAGCGAGGAATTGAGGGAGAAGTTTAGTGAAGACGCCAAGTGAAATGATGGATATCGTGAATGCTCTGTACTTAACCTTGCCTGACGAAATTGAGCAGGAAGAAATGGCCTGCATTTTTACGGTGCTGCTTGGAATGTTTGGGTTAAATTTGGAATGGCATAAAATAAAAGATCGTGTGTCCAATAATGTCGCAGACAACATCTCAGCCGATTTGGACGCTGACGAAATAGGTGTGCCAATTATGAGCCAAGAGACAATCTTGAAAGCGCAAAAAGATGCTGATGACTTTCTGGGGAAAATTGTAAAATGACATTGGAAAACTGGTGGGAAGATTTGGAATTGATGCGGCGTTTGTTTCGCTATGATGCAAAGACTGGATTGATTTACGCAAAGGATCGATCAGAGGAAGATTTTTACGACACTGGCGAGGGCAGTTCATTTGTTAGTGCTGCGGGTGCTGCCGCTAAATATAACAAAGAACGCAGTGGCAAGCTGGCTATGAACCGCAGGGTAAAGACTGAGAGATCGACGTGCTATTATTTATGCGGTGGCATTTCTTATCGCGGCCATGACAAAAAAATGCAGGCGCATCGCGTGGCTTTCTTTTTGCATCACGGTCATTATCCCCAATGGCCTAACTCTGTGGATCATATCAACAGAGATGGCTGCGATAACAGGATCGTAAATTTGCGTGAGGTCACGGCGAGAGAGCAGTCAGCTAATACTGGATTGAGTAAGTCCAACACATCAGGCGTCAAAGGCGTTAGCTTTTTAAAAGACAAGGGCAAGTGGAGGGCATCGATGAATATTGATGGAAAGAAAACCAATCTTGGTACGTTTTTAACAATGAACGAGGCAGTGGCTGCAAGGCTACAAGCGGAAAAAAGAATTCTGTCCCATGACCTTTGAATTACGCGATTATCAAAGAGAAGCCGTCGATGGCTTGTACAATTATTGGGCAAGCAAGGCTGGCGATAATCCATTGATCGTGGCACCCACTGGATCGGGCAAGACGGCTATCATAGCCCAGATCGTAAAGGACGCTATGTCATTTGCTGGCACACGGGTAATGATTGTGACGCATGTAAAAGAGTTGCTGGAGCAGGGGGCCAATGGCCTGCTGAAAATGTACCCAGAGGCTGATTACGGGGTTTACAGTGCGGGGCTGAAACAGAAGGTCTTAGACCGCCCCATTACCTTCGCAGGCATCCAGTCGGTCTGGGAACGCGCCTATGACATCGTTCCTGCGCCAGACCTGATCTTGATCGATGAGGCGCATATGTTGCCCAAGAATACTGAGACCAGATACAATCGCTTTATTGCCGATCTGAAAGTTTGCAACCCCGCGATAAAAGTGGTGGGCCTGACAGCGACACCCTATCGATTGGACAGTGGCTATCTCCACAAAGGCGAGGGCGCTATCTTTGACGGCATTGCCCATGACATTCCAATAGATATGTTGATGGAGCAGGGCTACCTGTCGCCTGTCATATCGAAGGGCGGTCTGAACCAGATTGATCTGACCAACGTAAAAAAACGGGGCGGTGAGTTTATTGAAAGCGACCTTGCCACTGCTGCGTCCGATCCCGAATTGGTGAGAAAAACTGTCGAAGAAATTGTAGAACTGAGCGAAGATCGCAAAAGTTGGTTGGTGTTTAGCAGCGGCGTCGATCACGCGCATATGTTGGCAAATGAGTTTGATTACCACGACATTGAGGTCGCTGTGATCACTGGCGGCAACAGCAACAAAGTACGCCAGAAAACCATTGCCGATTTTAAGAGCGGCAAAATCCGCTGCCTAATTAATGTAAACGTCTTAACGACTGGATTTGATCACCCTGCCGTCGATGTTGTTGCGTTGGTCAGGGCCACAGCATCTGCTGGTTTGTATGTCCAAATGGTTGGGCGTGGCACTAGGATTGCCGAAGGAAAGACTGATGCCCTCATTCTGGACTTCGGCTCAAATGTACAGCGTTTGGGTTTCATAGATAGGGTGAAACCCAAAGATAAATCTGCGGGGGCAGGCGAGGGTACGGCACCCGTGAAGCAATGTAAGTTTTGCCAGACGATGTGCTTTGCGGCGGCACTGCAATGCCACGTCTGCGGCCATGAGTTTCCACCACCAACGCTAAACCACAACTCCAGCAGTTATGATGGTGCCATGCTGTCGGGCCAAGCAAAACCCGAATGGGTGGACGTGGACAGCGTTCTTTATCACCGCCACCGCAAGGAGGGCAAACCTGATTCAATCAAGGTGACGTATTACGCTGGGTTGCGATCTGTAAACGAATGGCTCTGCCCAGATCACGGTGGCTATGCGGCCAGCAGATATCAGGCGCGGCGGTCACTGCTGGCCTCTGGCGCTGACACAACCGACGAGGCGATGGACGAGTGCCACTTTTGGAATTGGCCCAGCCGCATCAAGATAAAACCAAGCACATACAATCCGAAATATTTTGAAGTTGTGCAGTTCGACTATACAAAAGTGGAGAGAAAATATGAGACGCAAGAAGGCCCAATCGCTGACTGGGGTGTCGAAGACATACCGTTTTAAGCACTCTGAACACAGCGAACAGGTGGGTTTTGTGAACTGGTTTCGGGCCAAATATCCACACACTTTGATCTTTGCAATCCCCAACGGTGAGAAGAGATCGATCAGCGTGGCGACACGGCTGAAGGCAGAGGGGGTAACCAGAGGGATACCCGATCTTTATATCCCCTCCTGCAATTTGTGGGTGGAAATGAAGAGGGCCACGGGCGGCAGGCTGTCTCCCGATCAAAAAAAAGTGATCGAATATCTGAGATCAGTGGGACACACTGTGATCGTTGGAAAGGGCGCAGGCGATGCGTCGAAGCAAGTGCTGGAGTTTTTGAAAAAATGAAAGCTCACCAAAAAGTAGTTAGAGATCGTGTTGCGGAAACAAAATCTGGTGATTTGTTTGGCAGTTGGTGGAATGATGTTGATACAGACATTTCAAAAGCTGTGGTGCGAGAGACAACACAAGCTACAGCAAAAAAAATCATTGAAGAATATGAATGGCTGGGCTGTTTGGCCGCTGTGAATTGGCATTATTATGGCATATTTTTTGACAATGTTTGCGGTGGCGTTGCTTGCTACGGCCAAGAATATATTGAGAATTTGGGCATTTGGGACAAATACGATTACACGGGAAAAATAATTCTTTTGAACCGTGGCGCTTGTGTGCATTGGGCGCATCCTCATTCTGCCAGTAAATTAATTAGGCAGTCCATGAGATTGCTGCCTAAAAAATATGAAATAGTCACTTGTACAGTTGATGATTTGGCTGGAGAGATTGGAACAATTTATCAGGCTTGTGGGTTTGATTATGTTGGATCGATGAGGGATGCCAATCCTAATGTGAACAGCAGGAAGGGCGACAGATCAGCATGGTTAATCAATGGAAAATTATATGGCCCAAGAGCTATGCGCCAGCAATTCGGCACAACTAAAATTGACGTAATAAAAAAATCGCATCCGAATGTTGAGCATATAAAACAAAATAGCAAAGGCAGATATTTTGCATTTAGAGGCTCTAAAAAAACAAAAAAAGAAAACAGGAAAAGTATTGATCACTTGATAAAACCTTATCCAAAGAGGGGAGTAGAATGAAAAAACTAACACCAGCGCATGAAGCTGAACTGCGACATTTGAGAGGCCAAGTGGATCGTTTAGAGGGGGAGGCTTATCGCACAAGCCCAGTCCCAGATGCACAGAACGATCTCTGGTTGGCGCGACAGGAACTGAAAAACTTTGTGAGTGGACTGAGACAAAACGATTACCAAATCTGAGGGAGAGAACAGATGACAGACGATAAGCTAGGCCAGAAAATGTTGGAGTTTGAGCGCAGCCAGACAAAAATTATTAGAACCACTGGGAATGAGTTTCTGATAGGCAAGCCAATGCGACCCACTTTGCCGTGCGATATGGAAGAGCCAAAGCCGAGCCGTACAGATACTGGCGCGTTTACGCCGATCTTGAGGGCGCTAGAAAAACACGGGCCAATGACCAGTCGAGACTTGGCGCGGCTACTGAAGAAAAACTCACACAATATTTGTGGAACAATTCGACACGCCGTGGCGGCTGGATTAATTGATCAGACCCCTCACTCTATCCCAAGAGAGGAAGATGAGGACAATAAAACAAACGGCCACATGGATTGCTGGCTGTACCACATCGCGGCATAGATCGCATCGGGGGAAAGTCGCCCATTTTGGCTTCCCCCCATTTTCCCCCCATATATTCCCCCCATATATTAATTAAATATATTTAATTTGTATTCTGCTATTGTATCTCCGATCAGAATGCCTATATGTATTGTGTAAGATCAAAAACTCAAAAAATGGAGAGACCCAATGAGCATCGAAACCAAAAACCTTACTGCCAATCAAGTGAATGCCATGACTGCCTTAATCAAAAGTTGCCTCGGCAACATGGGCGGTTCAACCCTCGCTGATTTAGAAGACGATCCGTTTACATGGGTTGATGCCTCTGATCTCGTTGAAGCTGGCTGGGGCCAAAAAGAAGCTGAAGGCACATTCGGCTCACTGGTCGCTGCTGATTTAGTTTATCTTTATGACCAACGCTCGGCTGGCGATGGAGGTAACTTATATTCGCTGGCGGCAGACTGGGACGTTCTTCGCAAATTTCACTCATAATCCAACGAGGGGCTACGGCCCCTCATCCAACGATCTAGAAAGGATCAAAAAATGAGACTCTATACCAACTCAAAAGGCCAGTGGGTCGGAACGCAAGCCGAAGCCAAGACAATTGGCGCGGAGCAGACTGAAGTTCCCACCGACAAGCCCAGCCTGCTGGCGTGGCTCAACAACAGGACAGAGGCTGCAAATGCCCTTGGCCTGCCAGTGGACCCAGTGCCAGCCCCAGTGGTCACTGAGAGGGTGACAAGCCACCCACAGGGCCGACCACACCCTTGGGTGACCATCAGGGAGTGCGCTGAGAAAGCATCGCTCAAAGACTTGAGCCACGCTCTGGCGATCTACATGAACCGTGTCGATGAATTGCTGGACGATTAAAAATATTAATTAAATGTATCTGGGGGTATTGTATTCCCAGATATACTTCTTATATGTATTGTGTAAGAGAGAAAATTAAAAATCAGGAGACAGACTATGACAACAATCGCCGAAGCCAAAGCCATCGCAAAGCACATCAAATATCATGTGCGCCAGCGTTTTCTGGAGCAGGAGCGGGAGGCTTATTATAATTACAAGAGCGAAAGTCGCGCTTGTGGTTATGAGGTCGAGAGCTTTGAAGAGTATATTGGCGATAGGAACTTGAAAAACGAATTTGCTGAGTTTTACGCCAGCCTGACCGAACAAGAATTGTCGGAATATTAACCACCGCCCCACCCACCCACTATCCAATCAGGAGACAAAAAATGAAAATCACTAAAGCAGCCATCCAAGCCCTCGCCACCCAATCGGTCAAAGCTCAATATGCCCGTGAGACTGACAAGGCTTTGTATCTGGAAGAAATCATTGTTTTGGCTGGCTTTGACATCAGCCTGACTGACCGCCCCGATCAATGGGATCGCTGCATCGAATGGCTTGAAAACGCCATCGCTGCTAGATGGACGGCTGCACGTTATTTAGTTTGACAGGGGCCACCGCCCCACCCACCCACCATTCAATCAGGAGACCATCCAATGCTTCCAAGAACTGCCCAAGCCCACACCCCCCTCCGCACCAGCAAGAGCCGCCACACATGGTGTGGCCCATACGCCGCCGCTGTGTTCATGCGTCAGCACTATGACGCCGCATATGAAGTGTGCCTGTGTCACACGTTTCGCGGCAAGATCACAGGCATGAGCAACAAGCTCATGAAGACGGTCATGGGGGCCAATGGCATTCAGATGACGTTACACTACTGCCGTGAGGTTGGATCGTATGCCAGACACAATCCTACGCTGGCGGCTTGGCTCAAGACCCGTGATCGCAAGAAGACCTATCTGGTCAACATCACGGGCCACTACATTGTGGTGTCGGGCGACAAGACCATCGACAACCAGTCTGGCGAGTGGCACAGCGTCCGTAAATCCAAGCACCGCCGCAAGCGCGTGGCCTACGCTTGGGAAATAAAATCACCCCACTAATAAATTATTTAAAGATACCCCTTGATATATCTTGGGGTATCACTATATGTATTAGGTAAGATCAAAAATTCAAAAATCAGGAGATCAAAAAATGAAAGTATTCAATTTTACAGACGGCGTTAAGGGTGAACTTTTGGGAGACATCAAAGTTGCCAGCGCACATTCTGGGGGCCATGTTGAAAAAAATGGCGTCAACTATAAAGTTGAGTTGGCAAACCCTGCAAACGTAAAGCCTGTTGCTGGTGGCAAATCTGGTGCTGAATGGACATGGCACCACGCTGTAGAACATCGTGTCGATGGAGAAACTAAAGACATCACCGCCGAAGATTTTGGTGTTGGCGCAATCTGTTTCTGCACAGGTGAATATTACGTTGCTTGGTATGCGGGTCATCCAGAAGTGCAAACAGAGTGGTGGTGGACAGTTGTCGGCACAAACGATTGGAACCGCGAAGCCTGCAAGTCAGGCATTCTTAAAGCCACCAAAATTTAATTCAACGGGGGCTTTGGCCCCCACCAATCAAGGAGAGAAAATATGACCAGCAAAATCTTTAAATTTGGGCGGCACACGTTATCGCTTATCCACTCACCCTCTTCCAAATTGTTTGCAATCAAATCCAGCAAAAACTCTTACGGCGATAGAGTAGTGGCATTACATTTAGGCAAAGTCGGGGGGTGGTATTGTTATCGCCCCTGCGCCTAATCAACAGGGGGCCATCGCGCCCCCACCCATCAAGGAGACAGAAAATGGCACGTAGAAGTTTTAAAATCTTTGGGATTAAAGACGGTGGCTCAGAGGAGTGGGTCGATACTGTCAGCAGCCCCAAAGCGGGAAAAGCCGCACATGAGGCAATGAAGACGCAAGGCTACTTTGATTACATCCGTTGCCGCGATTGCTTGGGCGGCTTGCGCTTTGAATACAATTTAAAAACAGGGAGGAAGACAGCATGATGATCCCCTGCCCAGTGTGCGACCACACTGCCTATCACGGTAAGGTCGAAAAGACTGTCTACCAACGTTTCGGTGGCACACTGGAGCCTGTTGGAGAATGGGTCGATTGCAATTACTGTGATGGCAGTGGCGAAGTTAAGGAGGATGAAGATGAGCGATGAGAAAGTAGTTAAATTTCCTGAGCCTCTGTCCGATCTGGATCGGCAGTTTGAAGAGCTTGAAAGGCAGCGTGAATTGATCAGGGAGCAGGCGCGACAGCTTGCTGCTGTTCACAAGCCCAAATAGCCGCTATAATCCCCCTAATTCCATTTAGGGGGTGATGACCCATGATCGATCCTGTGAGCGCCTACGCTGCCGCCACAACCGCCTATAAAGGCGTTAAAATGCTGCTGCAGGCTGGCCGTGAAATCGAAGACGTTTCAAAGCAGCTTGGGTCTTGGTATAGCGCAGTGGCTGATATTACTCGCGCCGAATCACAGCGCAAGAACACAACGTGGCTGGAAAAGAAACAGCACGGCGAGGCATCAATTGAGCAAGAGGCGATGGACATCACGATCCGCGCCAAAAAATTAAAAGAATTTGAATATGAAATTCGCGTAATGCTGGACTATCGTTTCGGTTTAGGCACCTATGAAGGTATGCTTGATATGCGCCGAAAAATAAGAAAAGAACGCGAAGAGACTGTGTATCGGGCAATGGAGGCAAAACGCCAAATGGCAAACAATCTTGCAATCACGGGATTGGCTGTGGGCATTGTGGCCGTTTTGGGAGGCGGCATTTATTTGCTGACGCTTGTGTTATGACAGGCTCTTGGGTGCTGTACATTATTATATTCTTTGTAAATGGTGAAACGATTGTGTTAGAAAATGATGAAAAATTTAAAACAGAAGATCAGTGCTGGGCCGCAGGCATGATAAAGGGGCCGTATCTTTTAGAGAAAACTTCACATATTTTTGGCGTACCTGTGAGGGGCAGTTTTTCATGCCAGAAGGCAGGGCAGAGTGCTTAAAGTTTTATTGATGTCCGTAACGCTGGCTGGCGTTGCCAATCCCACGCACGTTCAGTGCCACCTGTGGAAAAGGCTTACCGACAAAAATACTGGTCAGAAAATTTGCGTTTATCGTTTTACAGCGGGGTATGGGGGTCTGGCCTACCATTACCCAACTCGCAGCTTCAAAGAGTGTCCCAAGGTTTTTTCCTGCGTTTATGAAAAGAAAGACAAAAGACCCACGCTAAACGAGATATTGGATGGGTTAAGGGACGGCTTCTGAGCTATTCAGCGGCCTGTCGTACCTGTGCCGCTGCGTCAGTGCCTCTGAGAGACCTTATGAGGGCCGCTGTAGCCCCGTCTGCATCAAATTGCATTGTCGGTACTTTCACGCTGTCATACATAGCCTGTGCCTCTGGTGTGGCCGCTTCTGCTGGCCCTACGCTACTTTCATTTGTTGAAGACGCCAACAGTGCAGCTTCCAAGAACCCACGGCCATCACTAATATTGAGAGCATTTGCCAGTCGTTTAAACGCAGGCGTTTTAATCGCAGCAGCAATTTCTGGTTCAGACGCTGAGACTGCAAGTTTTTTGAACGTAGAGCTATTAAAGAAATCACCCGCCGCAGCAATTTTAATTTTGTCTTTTTTTGACAACAAAATCTCACCCAGAGTGTCCATAGCCATAGCCCCAGCTTGGCCTCCACCCGCATAACCAACGCCAGCACGAACAATTCTATTCCCCATAATTCTTTGGAAAACAGTTTTTACGGCTCCTTCGGCAGTAATCGCCTGCACCACAGCTTGATTGGCCTTACCTGTCGGAATAACCGCCGCACGGCCCTGCGTGATGAGCTTGGAGATGTCATTGAGATCGTTGAAGACCTTTTCCGTTTCGGGGCCAAGAATTTTAATCACCCGTTTATAAACGTCATCGTTTATTTTAAGCGCATTAAAAGTTGACGAAAATTTGGCAAAATCAAACGGCCCATCAAATGCCTGATTATCAGACCTAGATATTGCGCCAAGTGCAGTTGCCAATGCCTCTCTTTGCATTTCTTGGGGAACTAATTTTAAAATCCTGTTTAGATTTGTAATATCTCCCTTTTTTGATCCCTGTGACATTGCTGCTGTTAAAACGCTGGCTATACTTTTTTCGCCATCTTTAGCAAAGAAATTAATCATACGTTTTTCTAGAGCTTTTTGTTTCGCCGTTGTTTGATTTGCCAAACGCAGTGTGGCTCTAGCTTCATCTCCACCAACCTTCTGCGCCGTTGCAAGATAATCTTCGGTTAATGCTCCATATATACGTTTTGCGGTTCCTATATCCATATCAGCATATTCGCCTTCACCTTGATTTACGGCTCTTCCAATGCTGGTTCTGAATTTTTTCAGTGCGGCGTAAGTCAAAGGCGTGTTTGGGTCTGTTAATTTATCGAAAAGAATTTTTTCTTTTCCTGTCAAGCCACCTACGCCGCCAAGGTCTTCAAGCATTTTATTCAAAAGCATCACACTATTTTGTGGCTCTACCAATGAGCTTGCTGGGACTGCTGCGTCAACTTCTTTGTACAACCTTTTTGCGGCTCTTTCTAACTCTGCTCTTGTTTGCAAAACAGTTGTTTTAATTCTTGCAGCCACTGTCGAAATATCAGGCGTGGCATCCATTTCTGCCATTACTTCATTGGCGCGTCTAGATGCAGCAACAACAACATTTCTAAAATCTGCTTCGGCTTCCGACCCTGCAATTGATCGGCTTAGACCAGCCGCACTTTTTAGCTGCGTGTCATTGCTTAAAATATCTGCTGGCACGTCAATGCCAAGGCGCTCTGCCGCTGCCGCTGCGTCTGGATTTACTTTAGCCGCTGCCGCTAGAGCTTCCGCTGCCTTCTGTGAGCCTCTGCCACCAGTGGAAGCCACACGAATTAACTCGCCCAACGCATCTGGAGTTAGGGTAGGTGCCGCCCGTGCTGTGGCTTGTGCTGCCACAGGAGCCGTGGGGGCCGCTGCAACGGGGGCAGGGGCTTGAGCAGTACGCATTGCTGTGATCTCGTCAGGCGTAAACTGTCTAGCCACCTGTGCCTCTGTTATGCCGCCCACGCTTGGATTAACCATTTTACGGCCACGCATTAGAGAGCTTGGAGAACCCATAAAGGCGTCTGGCATTGCCATCATGTCACGCGCAAATCTTGTTGCGTTTCCCTCGCTCATGCCTGCCTTCATAAACAGGTCTGCAATGCCACCAATAACGTATCCAGCACCTTCTGAAGCGGTGCCTGCCACGGTTAACGCTGAATCACCAATAAGCTCCAAAGCCAATTGAACGGCTTGGGGGATGGAAATCATGGGGCCGTCTTTTAATGACGGGTCTTTGGCCTTCTGAGCATCGCTGTAGCCGTACAGCAAGACTTCATCAGGTACATCAACAATGCCACCCTCACCAGACATGTTAAAACCTGTTGCTGCCTGTTCAGCCAGTTCACGCCCTTCTTGGGACATTTGCTGACGCAGTGGAACAGAGGCTTTTTTAGGTTGCACTGTGACCGTGCCATCATCAGCGCGTGGAACCATTGGGTCAGCAGTGACGGCTTTGGCTTCTGCTTTTTTAGCTTCGGCTTGCCGTGCTTTCGCCTGACGTATTCTGGCCGCTCTAATTCTTTCTTCTTTTGTCATAATTAAAGCCCCAATTCATCCATACGCGCTTCCCAAGCATCAAACTGATCATCCGTTAAAGTACTAACATCAATTTCATTTAGTTCCGCAGCCGACATATTAGTGAAATCATAATTTGTTCCAGACTGTCTTTGCTCCGCTTCTTGGCGTTCACGTTTTTCTTGGTATTCTTTCTCAAATCTTAACCAATCACCTACTGTCTTATCTCCATCTGACAAATATACTGCTTGCCTTGTAAGATATTCTGACAATTTTTGCTGTGCATCTATTTTGCGATCTAACCAATCAGCCAATGCCTCTTCTTGTAAATTTGTGGGTAGTGCTGTATTCAAAGCAAGGTTAAGTTCGCCTGCGCTAAGAGCGCCAAATGTTACAGACCCCACAACATCTAAGCCAAGACTACTTCTGACATTTTGAAGCTCAATGGTAGACGCTCTCCAGCTTGGTAACAAACTTTCAATAACACCAGTGTTTGCGCCCTCTTCAACGACCAATCTTTTTGCTTCATTAAGATTTGAAATATTTGTTCTAATTTGTCCGACTTTTTCAAACGCACTTAAAGCAGTATCTACGCCAACAACAGCAGCACGTCTTGCGCCTGATCTATCACCTTGCAATTCTATGCCACGCTCTTCTGCTATTCTAATAGCGTCAGTACGGGCATCTCCTGTCAACTCGTTTCCAGCCCCGTCTAATACTTTAGAAGTACCGTCTTTCATTACGGTAACAACTACGCCGCTATCAAGTATTTTACTTGATTGAACTTCTGCTGCATCTTCTGATGTAGCACCTTTACTGTCTGTCCAATCTACTGGTGGAACAGAACTCCAGCCTTGAGCTTCAAAACCAGCGGCATCATTTTCGTTTTTAACCACAGCAGGATCAAAGCCAGTCTTATAAAACTTACGCTCTTTGAAAGTGCTGCCTGTCCCAGTTGTCTTATCAACACTTTTAAATCTCGCGCCTTGTTTTTGCAGATCGGCAAAGCCTTTGGCTGTTAAGAAGTCACGGTATGCTGGTTGAAAAGCTCCAGTTGGTTTGCCTTTGTCATCCAAGACTGGAATTTCAATCATGTATTCTTTCGGATCGCGGTATGTCGCCGCCTTCGGC